TTACGAAGCTCAGCAATAGTTTCTTCCATTTCAGTAGCGTCAGCTGTTTCTTCCATTTTACTACCTTTTTCAGCTCGGCGATCCTTAATGAATTGTTTAATAGCTTTACCTACAGTAATTAATACTCCAGCACCAGCTGCAGTCCCAGCAGTTGCTGCGACCATAGGATCTTGTAACATTTGTGTAACTGTATTGCTAGCAGCCTCATAATTGCCTTGGCTTAAAAACTCAAAGGTTTTTTCAATAAGATCTCCAACATTTCCTTCATTAAGAGCAGGTTCTTTGTCTTCCATTTCAGCTAAGAGTTCATCAATGTTGATTTCATCTTCAGCTTCAATTTCTTCTTCACCACCAGCATCCATATCATCTATGTCTGCCATTTCATCTTCATCGCCTTCTTCTGATTCTTCACCAGTCATAAGCTTACCAGATGCAATCATGTCATCAATAACTTGTACGATAAGTTCTTCAATTTCTTCGTCAGACATTTCTTCAAGCATTAGCTCTTCGTCTAATTGCTCTCCATCCATGCCTTCTTTTTCCATTGATGCCTTATCACCTTCTTCCATTGATAACTCAGCAAGGAGTTCTTCTAAATTAAAAGTTTCTTCTAATCCAGATTCTTCATCCATGTACATTTCTTCTAGCTCTTTTTCAGTTTCTGCCTTGTCTAAATCAAGCTCATTCAGCTGTTCAGCGAATGAAGCCATTAAAGTTAGGGTAAAAGCTTCTTCAAGAGCTACTTTTGCGCTTGCAATTGCTGTTTCTCGGATGGTTTTAGCATCAGCAATGCATTCTTTTAGCATTTCTCTGTTCATTGTCCTCAAATAATTTTGTTTTGGAAATACGTTTAATACGAAACGTAATAGATTGTTAACTAATTAATGCTACATAGGGGAAAGGGTAGCATATTTGAATATACATATATGTGTATCTACGAAAAACACATTTTATAAAAAAGAAATGCCCCATTTTGGGGCATCAGTCTTAAAATACTATTTTAAGAGGGGTTAAAAAAAATATTTATCATAAGCTATATCATAAAGAACATCACCATACTCATTGTCTAATATATTTAATTCATCGTCCGTTAATTCTACTCCATTCATAAATTCAGCATATGTAGCATATGCAATAAAATCAGGAAAATCCCTACGATCAAATTCTACTTCTATAGATTTTGCATCTACAGGTTTTCCATTTATAGTAATGCCTGAGAAGTATTTGGGTTGTAAGGTTATTTCATTAAATACTTTTTGTATTTCTTCTTTAATGAGTTGTTTTAATAATGATTTATTCATTATTTTTTCTTTAAATCAGTCGCTGCTTTTTTGCCTACTTGTTTAGCATTTTCATTTATTTGTTTTTCAACTGAAGTAGAAATTGCTGTGACTATTTTATTGATTTCGTTTTCTAAGGGGCCAAAGTTATATTGGGTTCCCATTTTGGTAAGAGTTTCTTTTAAATATTTAACCTCAGCATTAAGTGTAGATTTACATTTAGATACTTTAGTTTTAATATCAGTTAGTTCTTTAGTAGATTGTATAAGCATAATAATTTATTTTAGAATATTGGGCAAGTGCCATTAGCGCAAAGTATATCTGTAATAATAGAATTTACTTTTTGGTATTGGTTGTTTTGATTTGGTAGTTTAGATTCATTCATCATACCTGCTTCTTTCATATATGAGCCTGGATTAGAAGGTGTTGATACAAAGTCCCAGCATAATAATTCAAAATCATCTTGTACTTCCATTAATTCACCCATTTGCTTAAGTGAACCCATTCCGCGTGATGATACGCCTACTGGTATACCATTTGGAATAAAGCGGCTAATATGTTGCCTGATGGTGTAGGTAATATTTCTATTACTCCCATTACATTATCATTATCCCACCATAGTTTTTTAATATTGTGGGATACGTTTTTTAGGTTAATAATGGAAGAATCTGGGTGGTCTAGCTCGCCTAGTGCTCTGTTTTGTTTGACACTATCCATGTACTTATTAATTTCTCTTTCCCACAAATCTTTTGAGTAATAACGGCCATTACCGTTTTTTACTTCAGCAGTTGCTAAAATTCCTTCAACTAAAGGATTACCAGTTGAAGATTTTCCTTCAACAAGTTTAGCTGGTTTAGCTGTGAATGTTTGGGTCTCAATAAGTATCTGTTTCATGATTATGCTCCTAAATGTTTACTTAATTCATCCATAAATGGTTGATAATTGTGTTCACCATATTGATCAATCAAAACTTTAGCTACAGCAGCAGCAAATATTTCATAACTTAATGATTCACCAACACTTTCAATAGCTTGATCTATTTTACTAGCCAATTGATCCGATGGGGATTGAGTATTAGAAAGTTCTTCTAAAATTATTTGTTTTAATTCTGCTCTAGTCATAGTAATTATTTTTTAGCAGCTTGAGATTTCCACATTGCTGCGGCTGCTACTTTTTCACCTGCTTCTTTTGAGCCATATTGTTTTTCAGCAGCTTTAGCTACTTTTTCAAATCCTTTTCCTTTTTCACCAATATCTCCACCAGCATGAGCTTTTTTAGAAATTGCAGATTTTTCTTTTTTAGTTAAACCAGCAGATGGTTTTTTCTTTTCTGAAAGTGGGGCGGCTTTAGTTTGCTTTAAAATATGGGCAACAGCATCATCTACTCCACCTTCTGGTTTGCTATGATCTAAAAATGTATCGGTAATGTTGGTTTCGTTTTGATTAAAGTATTTTAAAGCTTCAGCATTGCTTTTTAACTTAGCAGCAACCATATCACCAAATTGTTCTTTTTCAGCACTTGGTTCTGGTTGGAGTTCGGTTAATATTTCTTTTTCTAAAGCTTCAATTTCTCTTTTTTTACCAGCAATTGTTTTTTCAACTTCTTTATAAATTTTGCTATCTTTGTCTACATTTTTTATTTCTTTTTCAGCGTAAGCTAAAGCTGCTTTTAAAACACCTAAACGATGCTTTAAAAGATCTTTATTTTCTCCTTCAGCCAATACTTCTTTAACTAGCAAGTAGATTTGAGAACGCAATACTGATTCTTTTAAATCACCATAGCCTGAAGCTTTATGTTTGCCTTTAGCAGGTTTTGGTTCACCTAATCCAGGAGCATCAGTAATATATCCTAAACCTTTAACACCAAATTGGCCATTTTTAACATAATAGTTAATATCCTTAGCTAAGTTTTTGGCTACAATTTGTCTTAATTCTTCAACATGCTTACCTTCATTTTTAGGATCTTTCATTTCAGCATAGTATCCTTGTAAAAATTCTTGACCAAACACGTTATCATAATTCTTTTCATCCTTATAATCGTAACCACGAGTAGCCATATCGGTTACGTCTTTGGTAGTTTCTTTTTCTTCAGCTTTAACTTCTTTAGCTTCATTTAATTTAGGTACTTTACCTGTTGATGAAGCCATTTTGGTTATTTTATTATACGTGTCTATATCGACATCATCCCAAGTTGATTCTTCTTTTTTAGACAAGAAAAAATCAGGACCCATAAGTTGGCTTATAATTTCTTTTTTATCTTCTCTAAGATGCTTTAAATGTTGTAAACCAAACTTTTCTATATCTTTTTCTCGTTTTTCGTATTGGTCTATTTTTTCCTTATATTTTTCATCATCATCATCATCTTCTTTATCTTCATCATCTTTCTTTTCCTTAAGCTTTTCCATGTTTTCATTAAAGATAGCATGCCAATCTTGCTTTTTACCTGTGGTAATTACACCACCAATGCCTTCAGATAAGATACTTTTATTCTTTAATACAGTAATAGTATCACTATATGATAATACTGGGGTGATAAGGTCTGGGAAATTATAGCGAGCAAGTTTCATGAAGTATGCTTTGTCGCCTTTACCTTCTTTAATAAGGTTATATTGTGCCTGGAGTGTTTTCATTTGATTTTAATAATGTTAAAATATCTTCTAGGTTGTCTTTAATTAAGTCTGTGCTATAAAGAACCTTATAACTAGGTTCTTGTTCGTAACTTTGTTGTGTTTCTAATTTAGCGCGTTTAAATTTTCTTCCCACAAATGTTTTACATCAATACCGTGAGCAGCTTTATTTAGTTTTTTTTGATTTACACGTTTAAAACCCATTTTAGCAGATACACCCAGGCCTTCGCCTGGGGTAACAAAGGCGCCAGTGCCTGTAGCGCTGGCTTCTTTTAGGCGTTGGGTCACAAGTTCTTTTATTCGTTCCCTACTAATCATTTTGCGGTTTCTAACTCTTCAACTAATTGATAATATTGAAGAAGATTAATTAAATGATCATCATTAACCTTATCTGTTTTACCTAAACTTGGTAAAATGTTTACAACCTCATTTACTTTAATTTGAATAGCTTTATTAGTAACCTTTTTATTTAAGGCCAATAAAGTATTTTTAATTTCAGTTATTTTAGTATTATAGAACTCTTTTAATTTAGGTGTGTTGTCAACACTATTAATAAATTCTTTTAGTGTTGATTTTTGATTTGAATTTAAATCCGCATACTTATCATTAAATTTTTCTAATAATACTCTATATGCTAACACACGAATGTCTTTATCCTGGTTTTTAAATTCTTCTAAAATATTTTCTTTAACTTCCTCTTTATTAATATTTGAGCTAGTTAAATATTCTAATAAAACTGTTTTATTTTCTATAATTTGGTTAGGATTAGACAGGTTTTCACTGTTGTAAACCTCTAAAAGTGTGAATAAAGCAGCTTGTGCCTTATAATTTGGTAATTTGGTTTTAAAGAATTCTTCTAAACCATAATGATTTTTGATTTCTTTAATCAAATTATACTTTTGTCTTCTTAGGATAGAACGATTTAAATGCTTAGAACTTTCTATAATGGTGCTAACTACCATGTCTGCTTTAGCTTCACTAGTATTAGTATATCTAAAAAAGCTTTCGTATAATTTATACTCTCTCCCTAATTCAGTCTTAGTAAAATACTTTTTAAGGATACCAACAGCTGGAGGATTTTCAACTCCTGATAAGGTATCGGCTGTAATTTGTCTTACTAATAATTCAAAAAGAATACCGGTATTTTTATACTTTGAATGTTTTATGGTCATTCCTAAGGTAATATTTTAATTATAAATATATATAGAGATATTATTCTCGTATTTGGGATTCGTCTAACAATGAAGATTCTTCTTTTTTAATAAATAATTTTTTATCTAAAGATTCTAACAAAGTTTTGTTTTTATTTTTAGTCTCTAAAGCCAAAGGCGATCCTCCTTTAAAATTATTCTTTAAAGATCCATCTTCACCTGTTGCGTCTCCTTTTTTCATACCAGCATTACCCAATCTATCTTTACCAAATACGTTATCTTGGGTATTGATGTTAGATGCTTTTTCTTCAGGACGACCCAAAGGCTCATCTTTATCATAACCATCAGGAACACCCATGTTATTTCTTCCAGCACCATACAATGCTGCTAAATCATGAGGTGTACCGTATGATTTACCTGATTCAAGTGGGTCGTTACCTTCATTTTCAATTTGTTTGAATCTGAAGGTACGTTTTTGGTCTTCAGCAATTAAATCTCTATACTCATCATATTGATCCTGGCTCAGGTGGAATACATTGTCGTAAATCCAATCTGTAGGGAGCAATTTAACTTCCATAAGACTACGAGCCAAATCAACTTTTTCCTTCATCAATGCAATTCTTTCTTGATCGTAAATGATAGAAGGAGTGGTTAATGATAATTCAAAATTAGTTAATTGTTCATTTCTATAGCCTTGAGTATATAAATGTACTAATGCTATTTTATTTAATTCTGAAAGTATGATGCGTTGAATGCGATCAATTGTACGAGCGAAACGGATATCTTCAGCTGCTAATGTTGCTTTACCAGTTAAATCTTTTTCATAACCCATAAATGCTTTAGGTACCTTTAAGGCAGCAAACAATTTATCTCTTAAATAAACTACATCATCAATTGCTGTATAATCTAAACCTTTAGTAGTGTCAATTTTAGTAGTAGTATCATTACCACGTACTGGGATGAAGAAATCTTCTAATGAGTTTTGTAGGTTATATTTCAAATTATACTCACCAGTATTTGGATCCATAAATGGAGTCCTCTTCATTTGTGAGATAGTCTTCTGCATGAAGTTTTCTACTTCATTTGGTGGGATAGAACCTACGTTAACATAAAATACTCGTTTTTCAGGAGCACGAACAATGCGGTGAATCAACATTGCATCTTCCATCAAAATATATTGTTTAAATAACTTACGATCAGACTCAAGATATGAACGGCCATATGGAAGGTAATTCACATCAGTAATTAGTCTGAAGTGGGCCATTTCGTAGTTGTCAAAATAAAGTGATGAGTCGTTTTTGTTAGTACTATAAGTACCTTGCCCTGTTACACCATAATAACCTGTAGCACCACCTGAAAAACCATCTGGGCTAAATCTGTATCTTACTTCGGCTGGGTTTTTGGGGTCATAGTGTTCTTCCCTCATAATGTGGTATGCAGTATATGGGATAACATTATATACTCCGAATTTTTCTGCAATTTCTAATTTTAAGAAGAAGTCACCATACTTACACATTTGGCGAATCCAAGACCAAAGATTAAACTCAATGTTTAATACATCATAAAACAAGTTATATAGGATTTTCTGCGTGTCTTCATCGCTACTTCTGATTTGAAGTACCTCACCCATGTCATTCTTGAGAGTACATTCGTCTGCGATTATATCCAAAGCAGATGCGATAATAGCGTCTGTATCCATTGCGTCATAATCTGAGTATACTTGGGTGCGGAGGTATCTCCAGTTAAGGTTTAATTGAGCGCCATATAATGAGGTACTATTACTAGAGTAGATACGATTGAACCTATCTACTAAGGCGTTGGTTTGAAATTCACCTGTTGATTGGATGCTATTAACATCCATTACTTTAAGCTGATTACCACCAGCATTACGAATTATTACATCTGTTGAGAATAATTTCCTTAATCTTGAAAAAACACTTGTATCAGCCATTTAAATTAAATTATATATAATAAATATTACAGTAACCAGCTTATATTTTCATCCTGCCCATTAATATTCATTTGGTAAGGATTAGGTTTACCATTCATAGTAAAATTACCCTGAGCATTAGGTCTAACAGTAGCCATATTACTCAGTGTAGCACGGGTTAAGTCTAAGCCCTGGGATCTGAATTTTAAAGCGGTATCTCGAACATACATCCCTGTAGCAAAGCTCATAACTAAATCATCATTATAGCCGGATTGAGCTTCAGGTCTGCCATTTCTCCAAATGAATACTTTCATTTCTTCAAGTAAACGTTTGGATTGAATAGTTACACTTTTATCACCAACGTATTCTCTAAACTTATTAACTACCAAAGGTCTTGTCCTCATAGACATTGTAAACCCAGGGATCATTTTTGAGGGATCATCTACTTTTTCTAAATACGTTTCAGCATTTAATGCTTCACTTTTTGGAGAATAATATAAATTTCTATATCCTCTTTCTAAAATTGCATCTAAAGTAGCCCAACCAATGTTGTTATTTTCTACTACTAATAATGCTTCATTATATTCAGTTGCTATACCACACAACAAATAACCAAATTCTTTTGGTGAAAGTTGACTTTTATATTCAGCAACTTGTGTATTTGATTCAAGGTCAATTACGTGAAATGCAGAAGAATCTTTACCATCACCTCGAGCTACGTCTGCTACTACCATGTAGTTTCTAGTATAGTCCGGAGATTCCCACACCCACAAGTTATGATCTACTCCGCGTCTTTCCAAGGGATCTTTAACATACGTGCTGATGATAAATTCTAATTGTTCTGGGTAGAATACAACATCACCTGAGGTGTTAAAGTCACAGTCACATTCTTGTGCTGCTAACCTTGGGTCTCCAAGGTATTCATCTTGCTTTTTCCTCCAAGCCTCATCACGTTCAGGGTGAACGTACCATGGAAGTTTAATGGGCAAAAAATCATTTTCTTGTGATTCTGCTCTAACCCATGTTTGGTGGAACCAGTTACCTGTACCGTATGGAGTAGATAATACAATTGCACCACCACCAGTTGCTAAGGTTTGTTGAGCAGATGCCCATATTTCACCAATTCCTTCAATGAAAGCTGCCTCGTCAATTAATAGCAAAGATACTGCTTCGGATCGACCTGCATCGCCAGCTGCTGAGACTGCTTTAATTTGAGAGCCATTACTTAATCGTAATGTTAATTTATTATTTTCGTCTGCAGGTACTTTTAACCAAGAAGGTAAATTTTCAAACATGAATTTTACTTTCGTAACCATGTTTTTAGCTGTTTCTTGTTTAGTAGCTATACAAAGAACGTTTTTGTCCTGTTGAAACAACATTATCCACAATGAATAACCTGCTGTTAAGGTTGAAATCCCCAATTGGCGAGACTTAAGTACTATGTTGTATGGATTATCTCTCCACAAACGTAATACTTTTTCTTGAAAAGGATATAAATTAAATTGAATTCTGCCTCGAGTAGGGTGTTGAATGTAGCAGTATTTTTTCATAAAGTGAGCCGGATCTTGGGCGCACTTTAAGTATTCATCCCTAATTATTTGTTTTAAGTCTTGAGACATAACTAATTAGAAATTTTATACAAAATCAACTGGGTTTTCAGGGGTACCAAGTTTAGGATTTTTTGTTTTTGTACGGGCAACCTTAATAGCATCTTGCTTTTGTTGTGGGGTCAATCTATTAGGGTCACCAGTTACATCTATTGTTTCTTCATTTAACATTTCAACAATAGCTTTTTCTATTTGTTTTTTTAATTCTGAGCGTTTCATTGGTATAGTTTGGGTATAAATATTAAAACCCTAAGTAACCTTTAATCTGTTCAATTCTTTGTTCTGTAGTGCCTGAAATAATGCCAAGGTTTTTTATATTGTGAAGATTATCTTTAATAGTGTATTTAATAGTTTTATCAATTAAATCACGATAATTAGCATCTGTTTCTCTAACACCATTATTTTCTATTTGAACACCAATGGGAGAAACATAAAAGATATAATCATAATCCTCAATAAATTGACTAGCATACTGAATAAATTTTATTTTTTCTGCACCATCAATTGATTTAGCACATTGAGCAAACGCCATAACATCAATTACTGTTCTATCAGTAATAACATTTTTTCTCATTAATTCAGAACAACGTTCTGCTAAGAATATTGTTTGACCTTTTAATGTACTATCAGTGTTTAATGGAATACCTAAATCACGTAAGTATTTACTACGTTCAGTAGCAAAGAAATAATCTTTAAATTCAGGTAATTCTTTTAAAGCATGTACTAGTGTAGATTTACCTACAGACATTGTTCCACAAAAACCTATTTTCATACTTGTAATATAATAAAAAATTACGATCTAGCACCTTTACCTACACTACTTTTAAACCAAGGCAATCCAACTCCATCACGTTTTGCTTTATGATGACTGTCTTTGTCATGTTGGAAACCATTAATATAATATTCTTTTTTACCATTTGGATGAATTACAGCTGGCCCTTCCCAGTTATGTAGTTTTCCGTCTTTGATGTAACGAATTGTACCGTCAGTTGATGTAAATTTTTTAGTTTCCAGTGTTGGGTCTAGTTGATACTTTTTTTCTTCCATATATTTTATTTTATTAAACTTTCAGCTACATATATTCCTTGTGCTCCACTTACTGTTATACCACGAGCAGATAAAGCATCACCTACAAAATGTACATTTGGGTAATCTACTAATGCTAAGTTTTTATAGTCTACTAATGGTTCAGGAGACAAATATTTTACTTCAGGAATATACATTCCCCAATCATCACCAAATTCAAATACTTTGTTCATTTGATCAATGAAGTTAAGAATATAATCAGCATATTCACCCATTGATTCTTTAAAGATATCTAATGTGTCTACTTTAAGTGCCATTACCCATTCATTTTCAGATGTTTTACTTACCATCTTATCTTTGTCAGGAGAATAAAATATACCTGTGCTGCCTTTAGATGAAGCTCCACCTTGACATTTCTTAACTACTTCTCTACTCCATTCAAATGGATTTTCAATACCTTTAATTTCCATCAAGATACCAAAATTAGTCATATCATTTCTAAATTCCTCACCTTTTTTAGCATGGCCATTATAACTAATATCACCATATGTTTCCTCTACTGCTACGTAAGCCGCGTTATTATTAGTACAGAATGAGCGTAATGACACATTATCAAACTTTTGATATAGTTTAAAATCATAACTAATATCAATTAATTTTTGGAAGTATTTTTGTGGTGCTTCAAAACGTACTCCAATCTGGACTGATTTAGCTTCGTTAGGTAATTTATAATCATCTGCTAATTTTTGAGCAAAGTCAATACCTGATTTACCTACAGCAAATATTAAAGTATCATATGATATAATATGGTCAGCGTATTCTGGTTTACGATATTCATATTGTATTTCTGAGTTAGTAAAGTCAATGTCTTTTACTTCTGTCTCCCATAAAAACTTTACTCCTTTATCAACTAAATACTTATACCAAGCAACTGCAATTTCATGTAGATAATTTGAACCAATATGCCATACTGGGAATAAACGTAATCCAAAATATGGTTTAATAAAGTCAGGTTCTGCTTGTGGGTCAGAGCAAAATATTTCTTCTGGTTTAGGATGGAAACGTCTAAAGTTACTAATAACTTGATCCATTAACTCCATTGCTTTCTCTTCACCACAGTATTTTGATAATACACCTCCGATTGCTGTATGGTAAGTCAATTTACCATCACTCCATCCACCTGCACCTAACATACCTGTCATTACTTCTTCAGGTAAGCGGTTATGTGGGTCATTACCTTTGTCTATGATTGTGATTAAGTTACCAGGGTAACCATTGTCAACTAATTTGGTAGCTGCGTTTATACCTGCTACTCCTGCGCCTATAATTACTATTCTTTTATCCATTCAGGTTTATTATTTAATTTTTTCCAATCTAATTGTTTAACTTTTACTTTATCATTAATATAAAAATTCTTATATGCTTCCACAGTATTTTCTTTCCTAAATTCTTCAGGCATACATTGTGGTGGTTCTGCAAATCCGTTGTCTGGTAGGTTAGGTTCGTTTTGTTCTAACCAATGTAATACTGCTTTAGTAGCGTGTACTTTACCATAGCGCTTTTCAAATTCATTACAAATTTCTAATCCATGTTTTACAAGCCATCTGTAGTGGTGAATCGATTGTCTTGTCCAAATTGTAGAAGGATGATTTTTATGAGCACGTTTATAAGGTGCTGTTGAATCTGTTTCCCAATGTGCAGTACAACACATTTGGGCACTTTCAATTTG